ACGTCGTTTATCTCAGGTAGTAGATGAATATCGAGATTTCCTCTTTTCATTAAGTGACTCAAGAGGTATCCCATTTATGGTATCCTACAATAAATTGTGTAGGAATGCCATCATGAGATACGTCTCCGGAGTGCCTCTTAATGATGTTCCAGGGGTAAAGCTTATTAATGGGTGGCCCGAAGGGCTACTATTTCTTAAGCCTTTATCCACCGATAGTGAAGGGTGTAAGGCTTTGTTAACCTTGCTAACGTTAACAAGAGCCATCCTCTTAAAACCGGTACTTGACCTTTCAACTATTGTCGAGCCTTGGACTGGAGAAGATAATATAACTTCTTCCGAATTCCAAAAAGCTATGACTAGTTTGAAGGTCCGATCTGGACAGGTAGATGAATGAAGCTTTCCACACCTAACTACTAAGAAAGGTCCACAGGGTCAAGCGATTCTGTCTTCGCTATCTGAACTTACCTTACTTCCTCAGAAACTAATAGATTCTATTATACTATTAGGAGGAAATAAGCTGGGTGTCATGATTAGAGAGAACATAGAAGCGCTTGATATTGTAGCGGCTGTTAGTCCGCTACTTAAACCCCTGGACTCTTCTGTAGCTAGATGGTGGGCCTCTCTTTATCCACCAAAGAGCAAATCTTTTCGAAAATTATCCTACTTCGCTGATAAGGAAGGGAAGGTTAGAGTTATTGGGATTCTTGATTATTGGTCTCAATCATGTTTACGACCTCTTCATAAACGGGTTAACCGTTTATTAAAGAGTCTAAAATGTGATTGTACCTTTGATCAGAATCGTTTTACCTCTATCTTACCGACTCTTAGGTTAGGTTCAAACTCATATCATTCCCTAGATCTTTCCGCGGCTACCGATAGGATGCCTATTACCCTTCAACGAAGGGTGGTAGAGCATCTCTATGGGAGCCGTGAAAAATCTGAGAATTGAGTTTCAATACTAACTGAATATCCGTTTAACATCTCCGGACAAAAATCCGAAGTGTTTTACGGAGCTGGCCAACCAATGGGTGCATATTCATCCT